GGAGGTAATATTATGAAAAACGTTATTAAAGTAACCCCAAATGAAAAGGGTGAAATTTTTGTTACTTTATTTGGTACTAAATATCAAATAGTTGTTGAACCAACAGTGGTTGAAAAGAAAACAACTAAAAAATAGTATAGGAGGCGATGAGAGTGAGTGTAACTGAATATCCTTTAACAAAAAAGTTAACATCTAAACAAAGACTTTGGTTGGATGAGTATTTGAAGACTAATAACTATACAATAGCCTCTCGCAACGCTGGTTATAAAGGTTCTGATAAAAGTTTAAAGCAAATAGGTTATGAGAACGCTATTCGATTGTCATTATTTATACAAGAAAGGCGTACAGAAATTGACGAACGTATAGATAATAAGAATATAGCAGAACTTGAGGATATATATGAGTTTTGGACTAATATATTTAATGATAACTTCGAGGAGACCAAAGATAGATTAAAGGCTTCTGAATTATTGGCAAAATCTAAAGGTGCCTTTGTTGAAAAGGTTGAGGTTAAAAAGGCTAAGAGTGAGTGGTTTAAATAATGCAACAATTAAATCCTAACGCTTTTAATTCATGGGTATATGATATAATTGACGACTACTCACATCGTATTGAGGTATATTACGGTGGTGCTGGTAGTGGTAAGTCATTTGGTGCTTGTCAAAAGATTATGTTAAAGGCTATGAATAGTAAAAGGCGTGTGCTCGTTATTCGTAAAGTCGGTAACACTTTAAAGATATCTATATGGCAGTTATTCATTGAGTTGTTATCCGAGGCTGGTATACGAGATATGTGCAAGATAAATAAAAGTGATTTAGAAATTGAACTACCAAATGGTTCAGTTTTTTTATTTAAAGGATTGGATGACCCCGAAAAGATTAAATCTATCACAGGTATTACTGATGTTGTTATTGAAGAAGCAACAGAGATAACACTTGATGACTTCACACAATTAAACTTACGTTTACGCCCAAAAGAAGATAATCCACAAATATATCTTATGTTTAACCCTATATCAAAGGCCAACTGGGTATATGATTATTTCTTTGTTGGTGATACACCTGATAACTGTTTAATTATTAGTACTACATATAAAGATAATAAATTCTTAACAAAAGAGTATTGCGAAGAACTGGAAAACCTACAACATAGGAACCCAGCATATTACCGTATTTATGCTTTGGGTGAGTTCGCTACTTTAGATAAGTTAGTATTTCCTACTTATACTAAAAAGATTATTAGTGATGATGAGGTCGCAGGACTACCTAAATGGATAGGTTTAGATTTTGGTTATGTTAATGACCCATCAGCTATTGTTACTGGTCGAATAGATACAAATAATAAGCGTATCTATATTCGTGGTGAGTATGTGCGTAAAGGTATGCTTAATGATGAGATAGCTGATAAAATGATAAGCCTAGGGCTTCATAAAGATAAATCTTATGGAGATAGTGCTGAGCCTAAAAGTATCGCTGAGATACGAAGTAAAGGTGTAAATATAGAGGCTACCCAAAAAGGTAAAGATAGTATTATCCACGGTATTCAATGGATGGGGCAATACGAACTTATTGTTGATGAGCGTTGTTATAAAGTAATAGAAGAATTAGAAAACTATACATGGAAAAAAGATAAAAAAACTGGTGAGTATGTTAATGAGCCAGTAGATACTTTTAACCATACGATAGACGCTATCAGATATGGTTTAAACAAATATATTAAAGGAACAAGAACGCCTAAGGTTTTAAATAAACCTATTGGCTTATAGAGGAGGTAAAGTTATGGGTATACTAATTATAGGACACCTGTGGAAAGTAAAACTTAAACCTAAAGAAATAATAGATAAAGAAGAAATTGGAACATTAGGTCTTACTCAGTTTCCAAGTCGTGAGATATGGATATTGGATACCTTAAAAAATGCTGAATTAGAACAAGTTGTTACGCATGAAGTTGTACACGCATTATTAAATGAGTTTAGTTGTTCTAATTTAGGTAATTATAACGATGAATTTGTTTGTGATTTTATCGCTAATAATATAATTATGATTAAAGATTTGGCAACAGAAATTATATATATTTTAAATAAGGAGGTGTAAGATGTATACATTACCAAAAGACACTAAAATAACAAATAGTGTGTTACAAGATGTAATTGGTTATAACGAAAAATATGAAGACCGATATAAAAAACTCGGTCTTTATTATTTGGGCAAGCATGATATATTTAATCGTGAAAAGGATAGTACATTAATAAATAATAAAATAATGGTAAATCACGCTAAGTATATTACTGATACATGCGTTGGTTATTTATTAGGTAATCCAGTTGACTATCAAGTACTTAGTGAAGAGTATGATATTCAACCAGTATTAGATGAATATAAAAAACAAACTATAAATGATTTAGATAGCGAAATTGCAAAAGATGTGTCTATATTTGGTTTGCAGTATGAATATGTATACGCAAATGAAAATGCCGAACCACGTAGTTGCGAGGTAGATAATGAACGTACTATTATTGTATATGATGATACAGTAGAACATAATAAATTATTTGGTATTACATATCGTCCAATTTATAATGGAGAGACGTTTAAATATTATGAGATTATATTTGCCGATAAAGAAGTAGTTCGTGTGTATAAATCATATAGTAAATCATTAAAGCAAATAAGCAAAGATGAACCGCATGCATTTGGAGATGTACCTTTTATTTGCTATAAGAATAACCCTGAGTTTTTGGGTGATTTTGAAAACGTTATTAGTTTAATAGACGCTTACAACTTATTACAAAGTGACCGTATAAACGATAAAGAACAGTTAGTAGACGCCATACTTTGTTTATATGGTATGGATTTCGATACTGAACAAGCAGACATGTTAAGAGATAGTCGTATGCTTGCTAATATTCCTGAGGACGCTAAGGCTGAATATTTAATTAAGCAACTACAAGAGGCTGATGTTGATATTTTAAGACAAAATATAGAAAACGATATACATAAAATAGCAATGGTTCCAAATATGTCTGATGAAAACTTTATTGGAAACTCATCAGGTGTTGCTATTAGATATAAGTTATTAGCATTCGAACAAAACATTAAAAATAAAGAGCGTTATATGGAAAAAGGATTGATGGAACGTTTCAAACTATATAATAATTTTTTAACTACAAAAGCAGGTATGCAAGAAGTACCTATTGAAGAAGTAGACGCAATATTTAAACGTAATTTACCAAGTAACGACTATGAAACAAGTCAAATGATTAATAATTTACAAGATTTAATAGATGATGAGACATTAATTAGTCAATTATCATTTGTTAAAGACGCTAAAAAGATTATCGAGGCCAAAAAGTTGGAGGAAGATAGTAAACCACCAAGCCCAATAGAGTTAGCATTACAAAATAACGAAATAAATGACGCTAATAACCCTCAAAATGAGGTAAATAATGTTGAGGTCGAGTAAGTACTGGGATAACAGGGCTATCGAACGAGCAACAGCCATAGAAAAAGGTAGTCAACCTTATATTGATAATGTTAAAAAGATATATGAGAAAGCCCAGCGTGATATAAAAAGAGATATTGAAAATATATATCTTAATTACAGTAAAGATACTGGGTTAGATGTTCAAAAATTAAAAACTTTACTTTCAAAAAAAGAAACATCTAAGTTTTGGCAGACTATGGAGGGTAAAGGATTAAAAAAATATGTTAAAAATAATTACAAAGCCCGTATATCTCGTTTAGAAATGTTACAGGGCCAGTTATATGCAAGAGCAAAGGAGATTTATGAGTATGAGGAATTACAAAATAAATTCTCCCATCATAACACTGTAATAGATAGTTATAACCGTGTTATTTATGATACTCAAATGGGTACTACTTTAAACTTTTCGTTTGGTACATTAGATGATAATACCATTGAAACATTATTAAATGAAAAATGGAGTGGAACAAATTATAGTACACGTATTTGGAATAATACTGATATTTTGGCTAATAAATTAAGTGAAATATTAGGTGGTGCTATGATTAGCGGACAAAACCCATCTAAAACAATACAAGAGGTAAGAGAAGCCTTTGGTACCAGTAAATATTATGCTGAACGTTTAATAAGAACTGAAACAAATCATTTTAATAACGAAGCAGAAGCCTTAGCATATGAAGAAATGGGGCTTGAAGAGTATGTGTTTGTTGCAACATTAGATACTAGAACGTCTTTAATATGTCAAAGCCACGATAATAAGCGTTATAAGGTTAGTGATAGGAAAGTCGGTATAAACTATCCACCATTACACCCTAATTGTCGTAGTACAGTAAGACCATATATAGGAGAAGAAGCCGAAAAAACGCTACAACGTAGAGCAAGAAATCCTATAACTGGTAAAAATGAGATTATAAATAATATGTCTTATAGCGAGTGGTTGAAGCAATATGGACTATCTGCCAATAACATAAACAATACATTAGAAAATCATCCTAAACCTAAATACTTGGGTAAAATAAGTGATAAAAAACTAAATAATGTATTAAAAGAGTATGAAAATGTTATTAAAAATGCTAAAATAGAAAATGCGATAGTTATTACAAAAACAGGTGAGATATATCAATGTTTCGGTAACGCAACAAATGTGTGGCCTGATGTTGATTTAGGCGACAAATTAATAGGTGCTATTGTTACTCATAATCACCCTAAAGAACAAACTAATTATAGTTTCAGTAAAGCAGATATTAGATTATTTGAAAATTATAAATTGAAAAAATTACGTGGTGTTGATGATAAATATACTTATGAGTTTAATAAGTATAAAAAACCAGTTTTAACAATGCCTAGTGATTATGATATTGATTATGGTTTAGAACATATACAAAATATTGATTATGCTACTCAAAATGATGTTTATTATATGAGGTGGAAAAATGACTGATAAGGAAAAGGAAATACAAGCAGTATATACAAAATGGGCCAAAAAGGCTTTTGAAGAAACCAAAAATATGAATGTTGAGGAAGAAAAAAAGTATATTGATAAAAATGAGCCAAAAATGAAACAAGAAATAAAAAATATCATTGAAAAATATAAAAACACCGAAAAAAAGTAGGTGTTTTTATTTTGGAAATCTCGCCGTTTGTTCTTTTTTTATTTATTTGTTTGTTCATTATTTTTCCTTTCACTTATATAAGCCTATATATAGTATATAAATCTTTTTAATTAATTGGGGCGAGACATGTAGTCTTATGAGGTTGAGAGACTATATAAATAGGTATATAAAAACGCGACATCTGAGTAGGCTGGAAAAGTTAGGCGTGCCGAACGGGAGGGGTAAAGACTTAATACCTATTTAATAATTGGAATTAAGACGCTTAAATGCGTCTTTTTTCATAGATAAAATTAGCCGACGGGCGTTAAACGGTTTGGAAAGGAGAGTTATTTTATGGAAAATAACCAAACTAACAATACTCAAGGTGAAGTTACACCTACTACACCAAATAATGAGGATAAAGGTGGTAAAACATTTTCTCAGGAGGAGGTTAATAACATTATTGCCAATAGATTAAAAGAAGCAAATTCAAAAAATCAAGAGGCAATCGCTAAAGCGGTTCAAGAAGCATTAGCCGAGGCTGATAGAAAAGCCAAATTAACCGAAGAACAGAGAAAAGCAGAAGCCGAAAGCAAGAAAGAGGCTGAACTTAAAGAACGTGAAAATAGTATTACTTTACGTGAAATGAGATTAAAGGCTCAAGAAATGCTTACGGAGAAACATATCCCTATCGAATTAGTGGACTTTGTTGTAGATTTAGACGAAGAAAAAACAAAACAAAATGTCGAAACTTTCGCAAAAACATACAACCAATCAGTACAAACTGGAGTAACTGACAAATTAAAAGGCACTCCACCAACTGACTTTTCTAATACAAATGATGATAAAGCCAAAAAACCAAGTGGTCCTTTGGCTTTTTAATTGCCAAATTTAGTAAAAGGAGATGATATTAATGGCTAGACAAGACGCATTAAGTATTTATATTAATGATACTGAAAAAGATAAATTAGCAGAAACTTACGGAGACGTAATAGAAGCAATTCAAAAAGGTGCCGTTTCTGAACAAATCAAAAATAAAAATTATAGTGGGGACCCTACTACTGGTTCAGTAGAAATCGATAGATTTAAAAATGCTCAAATCAACGATTTAGGTACTGCTCGTACTGGTGGTAAAGGCGACAAATTAAAAAATACAGGTAAGGTAACAGTTAATGTTGATACTGATAAAGAAATAGTAGAGGAAATTGCTAAAAAAGATATTAAATTACACGGTTTAAGTGGTATGGCTGAAAAAAGAAAAGGTAACCATGCTAAACGTGCGATTGCTTATCTTGATAAGGAATTTTTCGCATGTGCTGAAAAAGAGGGTACTGGTGTAACTTTAACTGCAGGAGCAAAAACTCTTGTTGACAAATTAGAAGAATTAATCGTTAATGTTGAAACAACTGAGAACGATTGGGTTGATGGTGTAGAAAGAGATATGCTTGTTGTAACTGTTAAACCAAGCATTTACTCAGCACTTAGAAACTACATTGATACAGTACCAAACAGTTTAACTAACTTAACTGATAATATGTTCCATGATGTTAGAATTTTCTCTAACCATAGACAAACAAAAGACGCTATTTGTATGATTGATGGTGCAGTAGCACAATTAGTTACTACTGATGAGTATGACGCTGAAAAAATCCCACTAAGTAATGACATTGCTTTAGAGTTCTTCTTCTCAAAAGGAACTAAAGCAGTTATGCCTGATTTAATTAAACACGTTGAAACAATGTAATAGGAAAGAAGAGGTGGAAAAATGAAAACATTTAAAAATTTAAAAAGTGGTGTATTGGAACATGTAACAAATGAGGAGTTACTTAAACAATACGAAACTCGTACTGATTTATACGAATTAGTAGGAGATAAAGAACCAACTTTAAATGATTTAAAAAAAGAAGCAAAAGAAATGGGGATAAATTTCCATAAAAACATCAAAAAAGATGAACTTTTGACTTTAATTAGTGCCAATAAAAACAATTAGTTATGAGGGAGGTGTTGTATGGACGAAAAAATAAAAGTATATCTTAATATAATTAATCCTAATATTAAAAAAATAGAACAAGAAAATACAGGTCTGATTGATTTTATAATAGGTGAGGTATCCGACCGAGTTAAATTTTACTTAAATAGGAAAGATTTACCTAGTGGTTTAGAGCGTATTCTTGCAAATATAATTAATACAGGATTAAAACGTAGTTTAAAAGAGATAGAGTTGTCTAAAGAAAGCAATACAATGGTTGATAGGGTTGTCAAAAGTATTAGCGATAACGGACAGTCCATATCATACGCCAACGAAATTACAAAATACTTTACTACTACCCCTGATGAGGAGTTATTCACTGGGTTTACTAATATTTTATCTAGGTATAGGAGGATAACAGTTGTACATCCCAAAAACAATGATGAACGAGATATCTAATGCTTTTTATGATAAAGAAGTTGATACATTAGAAAGAAAAACTACTATCGATGAAGAGGGTGGTGTAATAAACAATGGTTATGATATTATATCTACTTTCAAAGGTAATGTTAGTTTTTCAAATTGTAAGAAAATCCAAGAGGATTATGGATTAGACTATAAAATAGACATATCAATAACAACTGGATTAGATGTTGATATAAATATGGATAATTATATTAAATATCAAAATATAATTTACGATGTTACTGATGTCCTACCTTGCGATAGTCATATCTTAATAGTTGCAACTAAATGTCAACAGTAAAAAATTTAGACCGTTTATTAAAAAAACTAGATGGAATAAAAAATATTGATTTGAAACCGGCAATGGTTAAGGCAACTGCAATAGTAGAAGCCTCAGCCAAGGATTTAGCACCTGTGCGTAAAGGGACCTTACAAGGTTCAATTCATCCTGAAGTCAAAGGTAATAAAAACACTGTAACAGGACGTGTGTATACTTCACTTGGTTATGCACCTTTTGTTGAGTTTGGAACTGGAGAACAAGGGGATGGCTCATATCCTTATGAAGATGACATCAATGGTACATTGAGTTATAAAGAAGATTGGCATGGTATGGTTGCACAACCATATATGTATCCTGCTTTAAAACAAAATGAGACTATAGTTAGGGATACGCTAAATGAAGCCGTAAAAAAAGAACTGGTGAAACATAGTAAAGGAGGTAAATAATGTATTTGCCTAAAAGGGATATTAATAAAATTTTAAAAAAGTTAGGTTGTGGTGTTTCTCAAACACAACCTACTGTATTTAATGAATTACCACATGTAAACTTTAGTGTTACTGGTAATAATCCAACTTTATTTTTAGATAATGATATAGCATTTCAAACTATAAACGTTCAAATTGATATTTGGGCTAATGATAGTGTCAGTGCTAGTAATTTATTATCTAATTTAGAGGAAAAAATGAGAAATAATTTTTATAATATGACGTATAGTGCAGACGTTCCCAATAGTGGGGACGTTTTTCATATTGTAACAAGATTTACTAAAAAACATTAAGGAGGTATAAAATGACTGAAAATAACATTATTCGTGCTATGGGAACATCACTTACTAAAAAGAAAAGTGCTGATGAAGTCGCTGACTGGATAGTAGGTAGTTTAACATCAATAGGAGAAATAGGTGTTGAAATAGGAGAAATCGATATTACTACACTTGATAGTCCTGATGGTGCCAAAGAATTTATGAGTGGTGACATTGACGCTGGTGAGTGTGAAATCGCTGGTTATATTAAAAAACTAGATGATGAAGCAACTGTTACCAAAATGATGAGTTTAATCGCAAGTGGAAAAACTGAGGATTGGACTGTAACATTTCCTAGCGGTGCAAAATGGGACTTTAAAGCCTTTGTTAAATCATTTAAAACAACTGAGGAAACTACTGATGGATTAATCGGATTTAGTAGTTCATTAAGAATTAGTGGATTACCAAAATACACACCATCAACAACAAAACCAAGTGAATAATATCTTAGGCTTACATGGGTTATATCCGTGTAAGCCTTTTATTTTTTATAGAAATTAGGAGGGAAAAATTATGAAATTAAATTTTAAATTTAACGCTACGAAAGTAGACGAAATAGAAAAGGAAACAGGATTACCAATCGAACAAGCAATAAATAACACAAGGGTAAGTAACCTTGCTTTATTTATTCAAAAGGCACTTATTGATGACAACGGACATCATGGAGTTAGTAAGGCAGTAGCCATGGATAAACTTGATAAATATTTAGAAGAAAGTGATATCGAAACACTTACTTTAGATATCATGGAGGCTATGGTGGATAGTGGTTTTTTATCACGCCAGTTCGATGTGGAGAAGATGAGGAAAGCAACGAACAAGAAGAACGAAATGGTAAACAAGACTTTGGACGAAACAATCAAAGCGAAATAAAAACCTTTGGTGACATGTGGCGTAACGAAGAAGAAAACGCCATACGTATTGGACTGAGTTTAGATTATTTTTGGAGTTTAACCCCGAAACAATATACAAAACATATTCGAGTTTTTAACGAGCAGGAAAAAAATAGAGTTCAAGAACAAGACAAACTTAATCATATTCTTGCTAGTTATATAGGGTTTGCTATAAACGACCCTAAACACTTTCCTAAAAATCCCGTTTTAAGTGAAAGTCAAAGCAAGACGTTAAAAGTTATGACAGATGACGAAATGGAACGTCAGGCTAGGCTTAACACAATAAAAAAAGGAGGTGTTATAAAATGACAGTAGAAGAATTACAAGTATTAATTACTGCGAAAACAAATGGTTTGCGTGATGAAATCAATAAAGCTCAAGGCAGTTTGCTAAATTTAGAACAAAAAGCAACAAAAACATCAGATGTAGTTAGTAAAGGCTTTAATTTCATTAAAGCCAGTATCATAGGTGCTGGTATTGGTTTACTATTAAATCAAGTAAATAAAGGCTTGGACGGTGCTATTTCGCGTGTTGATACTTTAAATAATTATTCTAATATTATGAGTAATTTAGGTATTGCTCGTGAAGATAGTATACTGTCAATTAATCGTTTAAGTGACGCATTACAAGGGTTACCAACAACCTTAGATGACGCCGCTTTATCAGTTCAAAGATTTACCAGTGCAAATGGAAATATCAAGGCCAGTACTGAAATGTTTTTGGCACTTAACAATGCTATATTGGCTGGTGGTGCGTCTCAAGAAATTCAAAGGTCTGCACTAGAACAACTGTCTCAATCATATGCGAAAGGTAAACCTGACATGGTTGAGTGGAGAAGTGCAATGACTGCTATGCCTGCACAACTTAAACAAGTTGCGATGGCAATGGGATATGTAAACTCTGACGCCTTAGGCGAGGCATTGCGAAACGGTGAGGTTAGCATGAACGAGTTTATGGTAACTTTAACTAAATTAAACAAACAAGGCGTAAACGGGTTTGCTTCATTCGAAGAACAAGCACGTAATGCTACTGGTGGTATAGCAACATCAATGACAAATGTTAAAACTGCAATGACAAGAGGTTTGGCAGATATAATGAACGCAATCGGTCAATCTAATATAGCAAGTTTTTTCCAAGGAATTGCAAGGGCTATTAATTCAGTAGTACCTTATATAACTGCGTTTGTTAAAGTATGTAAAACTGCAGTATCTTATATTACTGCTCTTTTTGGTGGTAAGGTCCAAACTAACACGGATAAAACAACTACATCATTGAGTAATTTAGGTAATACGGCTGGTTCTACTACGTCAAGTGGTTTAGATAAAGCGACTGGAAGTGCTAAAAAATTAAATAAAGAACTTAATGGATTATCACAATTCGATGAGATGAACGTTTTACAAGAACCAAATAATAGTAAAAGTGGTAGTGGGAATACTGGTAGTAGTGGAGTAGGAGATTTAGGAGAAATTGATTTATCCGCTTTTGATACATCAATCAAAGAAACGAGTAATAAAGTTGATGAATTATACAATAAAATGATGGATAGTTTAAAATGGTTTACTTCTGACATGAATTTTAACCCATTAGTCAATAGTATTAAAAATCTTGGTAGTGCTATTGATTATTTAGTAGGCGGATTTAGTGATTTATTGCGAGATTTCATCGCTAATTGCTTAAAACCATTGGCGACTTATACTGTAAATGACGCTTTACCACACTTCTTTAATAGTACCGCAGAGGCAATAAAAGATGTAGATTTTGGTAAATTATCTATATCATTAAATGATTTATATAAATCATTAGTTCCGTTTGCGAAAAATGTGGGAGATGGGTTATTGTGGTTTTATGATAAAGTATTAATTCCTATAGGTCTTTACACTGTTAATAATATAGTACCTGAATTTTTAACTATGTTATCTAAGGGAATAACTATTTTAAATAATACAATCGATACCGTTAAACCAGCAATTAGTTTCTTGTGGGACAATTTCTTATCCCCAGTTGCTAAATGGACTGGTGGAGTTGCGGTAACTGTCCTTAAAGATATAAATAATGTTTTAGGTTTAATTGCAAAATCTAAAGTTGCTAGTACAATTACTGCGTTAAGTAGTGCTTTTTTATTGGTAAAAAGTAGCGGTACTACATTAAAAGGTTTATTAAGTAAATTGTTTACAAGTACTAAAGATGTTAATGATGTAATGAGTAGTAAGTCCAGTGGGTTAGGTGGTATTTTAAAATCATTAGGAAAAACTATGAGTAATTTTTTATCACCCACAAAACAGTTATTAACCAATATAGTTAATATTAAAAGTAGAACAAAAGACTTATCTAAAGAATTAAAAACAAATAATACCTTATGGGGCGGATTTAAAACGACTATAACTTCGGTAAAGAGTAAAGTGGTTGACTTAAAAACATCTATTACTAATATTGGTAAAAGTTTGAAAACAACTGCGAGTGAGGTTAAAAACGGTATTACTTATTGGTATCAAACGTCTACCGCTATGGATAAATTAAAAACTGGTGTTACTGGATTGGCAGGAACTGTAGTATCTCTGCAAGGCTTCGGACAAGCAATAAAACAAATATCCGATGAGGGAGCCAATTTTGGTAATGTTGCAACAACAGTTGTTAGTGGTATCGGTTCTATTGCGTCAGGAGCAATGGCGGGAGCGTCAGTTGCTGGGCCATTTGGGGCCTTAATAGGTGGTATTGGTAGTGGTATTGGTTTGATAGTTCAAGGTTTATCTAATTGGAATATGAAAAATCAAGAAGTAACTAATTTATTAGCAAGCAGTACTGAAACATATACCAACTATAAAACACAAATGGACGATATAAATAATACGCTTGCTACTACCGTTGCAACTGCTCAAAGAAGTGCTGAGGTTAAAATGGTTGAAATTGCTAACGCACAAAGTTTAGCAGGAGAACTTGAAAATTTTATTGATGTAAACGGTAGAGTTAAAAGTGGTTATGAAGAAAGAGCAAGTGTAATTTTAAATGAGTTAAATACTGCTCTTGGTACTGAGTTCACATTAGAGGGTAATGTTATTAAAAATGGTAATGAAATGATTAACTCTAAGCAACGTTTCATTGATGTAGTTAAAGGTAGTGCTGAGGCTATTCAAAAAGAAACATTATTACAAAGTTATCAAGCACAATATAAAGCAGCCATTGAGGCTCAAATCGACGCAAAAAAAGCGTATAAAAAGGCTCTTGAAGAAGAAAATACTACGTTAGAGAAAGCCATTGAAAAGTATAACAATGGTAAAATCAGTGCTACTGAATTACAAAATGTTTATGATAAAGCAACTAAAAATACAAAAAGTGCAACCGATAAATATAAAAGTACTTTAAAAGAAACCGATACTATAATTGGTGGATTAGAAAAGGTAACTAAATCTTATGCTGACGGTTCTTATAAAGATATGAAAAAAACTGTTGATGGTATCACTGGAACTAATAAAACATCTTTAACTGAGACTGAAAAGTCTTACAAAACAACTACAACAAAAATAGGCGATATGTTAAAAGGTGCTAAAAAAGAAAGTGATAAATTAAAAAAATCATTTGATGAATTCCACAATAAAACTTTTAAAGGAAAAATGGATATCAATACAAGTCCAGCAAGAGGACAGTTTAACAGGTTGGCAGACGATATCAATAAATCTTCTACATCTAAAAATGGTTTAAATGTAAAAATCAACAAAATACCGGCTTATGCACGCGGTGGTATTGTCGACAAACCAACTTACGCTATGATTGGTGAAGCAGGTAAAGAAGCGGTTATGCCACTTGAACGTAACACAGGCTGGATAGACCAATTAGCTACTCAAATAGCCGATAAAAATGGTGGTAATACTATGCCAACAAAAATTATAGTCAAAATAGGCGAAGATAAAATTATAGATAAAATAATTGATGGTATTCAAGATAAAAACTTTGAAAGTAATGGGGAGGTGTTTATATATTGATTTACAATGGAAATTTAATTAAAATTGATGGAAAAGTAATACCTTCTATCACATCGTACAAAGTGGGACGAAACAAACTTTGGAAAGATGCTGACCGCAATATGAACGGTGATGTTCGAGCTACATTAATCGGTATTTTTCCAAAAATAGAGTTAGGTATAGGGATTACCACACAAAGCCAAATGGCTGAATTAACACAAATACTCGACCAAGCATATTTTACGGTCGAGTATTTTGATGTTAGAATTCAAGGTACTACAACAGCTCAATACTATGCTGGTGACTATACGCCTGAGTTATTAAGTAAGCAAAAAGGACTTTATAATAAAATGACTGTATCTTTAGTGCCTGTTTCAAAGAGGAGGTATTAGATGATAGCCGTAAGTAACGATTTTAAAACAGCTATGACACAACCAGTTAAAGAACTGGACGCATATATACAGTTAGATGAAGAAAACAAAATAACGAGTTCAGATGATTTAATATCTATTAAAATAAGCTGTGATACTGCTATGTGTAAAACAGCTATGAGAAAACTAGAGGCTAGTTATTTAGGTAACCATGATTTGTTAGGTATGTGGGTACACGTTGGGTTTGGAGTTAAATTACCTAATGGCACCTTTGAGTATCTAGATTATGGTTCGTTTTTAATTGATGAAATTCAATATAGTAAAGACACAGGTGTTACTAAAATTGTTGGTTATGACATGATGATAAACACCATGGTACCATATACACTATTAGATGTAGAATATCCTATAAATTTGTATGATTATACACAAGAATTATGCTCAGCATGTGGATTAACATTAGCAAATGATACTTTTGTACATGCTGATTGGCTTGTAGAAATGGAATTATGGGAAAATATTGATGGTATAACTTATCGTGATATTTTGGTACAAATTGCACAGGTAACAGCTTCTACATGTATTATAGGAAATGATGATAAAGTATATTTTAAACATATAACAGATACTGAAGAAACATTAACTTATGATAACCTTAAAACATTAAAATTAGAGCCTATTTATGGTGAAATTAATAGTGTTGTATTATCAAGAACACCACAAGAAGATAATATCTATATGCAAGATCAAAATAGTATTGTTGAAAATGGTATTACAGAATATAAAATAGAAAACAATGAAATTATTGATAAAAATCGTGATGATGCAATGACGCCTATATATGAAGCATTTCATGGAATTAAATATTATCCATTTGAAGCAACAACTGAAGGTTTAGGTTGGTATGAAATAGGAGATAAGTTTACCATTGTTAATGATTTGGGAATAGAATACACCACTATATTGTTTAATTTCAGTATAACTGTAGATGGGGGTATTAAAGAAACATTAAAAACAACTGCTGACACCAAAACTCAAACACAATATCAATATGCTACAACTATAGGCAAAAGAGTAAAGAATACTGAAATAATAGTTGATAAACAAAACCAAAAAATAGAAAATATTGTTAGCGAAATGGATGATGTTAGTCAAAAAATAGCTCAAACAATTATGGATATAAATAGTATTCAAAATTTATTCCAAATTACAGGTGGTAATAACTTAATTAAAGATAGTCAAAAATTATTAAATGATGAGGGCTTGTGGGAATATGGAGAAGCATCGGTAGATAATTTATTTCCTTCAAGTGATGAGTTTCCATCTGAAAGTTTACAACCAATAGAATTTTACTATAATGAACCTGATTATATTGGAGGATATGATGCAACATTAATCGGTAAGACTGTTTCTATCGCAAAAATTGGAATAAGTAACGGAAGAATGTCTACATCATCAACTAATATAACAGGATTAATGGTAAATAACATGTACACTTTATCTTTTAAAATTAGCAATGATAATAATACTACTTCTAAAATAAAACTTATAGGTAATGGTAATGTTGTGTATGATGAAACTTTTGAAAATGAAGAAAATATGAAAGAAATAACATTTAATTTTATTGCTCAGACATCAAATTATGTATTAGAAATCCAGTCTACATCTACAACAAATGGTTATGCTTATATATATGATTTAATGCTTAATAAAGGCGATGTAATGCCTTGGGAACCAGCTTCGGGTGAAATAGTAAGTACAACTATTAAATTAAGTCAATTAGGTGTACAAGTATATAGTACAGGTTCTGAGATAGCAACATTAATGACATCGGAAGGATTTACTGTTAGACATTTTTCTAATGGTACCTTATATGAAATTATCACAGAATTCAATAAAGATGGTTTTATAAGTAAAAAGGGAATTTTGAAAGAACTACAAATTAATAATTTTGATTTTAAAACTATCACTTATCAAGGATATGAAACTTTAATTTTATACAAAAAGGAGAGTGATAGTTAATGGCAACATTAAATACATCTTATCGAAAAATTGCCGAAAGTTATTGTGGTAGTGGTGGAGGCACTAATGTATATATCAGATTATATGCTAAATTAAATTCACAAAGTATAACAAATAATAACAGCTCAATAAATCTACAAACACGTGTATATTTTAGTGGTAATTTAACTACAAGTGCAGTTAAGTGTACAACTGATGGTACAAGCGTTACAGTTGCAAGTGGTAGTGTTTCATATAAAAAAGGTACTGAATATACTTTACAAACTGTAACACGTACGATAGGTCATGCGAGTAATGGTACGAGTGGGACTATTACTAAATCATGTTCTTGGAGTTCTTATTACTCATCTGTAAACGGTGGTACAAGTGGTTCGTTTACCTTACCAACTATTGCAAGACAAGCTAATTTAACATCAGCACCTAATTTTAACGATGAGCAAAATCCAACTATTAATTATAGTAATAGTGCTGGTAATAGCGTTAGTTCCTTATCTGCTTGTATTTCGTTGACTGGAGCTAAAGACGATATTAAATATCGTGATATTTCTAAAACAGGTAGTTCTTATACGTTTAATTTAACTGATGAAGAAAAAGATGTTTTACGTAATGCCTGTAAAAATAGTAATACATTAAGTGTTAAATTTTATGTTAGGACAGTTTTAGGTGGCAATACTTATTATTCTATTTTGGATAGAACTATGTCTATAGTAAACGGTAATCCAACATTTACTGATTTTGAATATTCCACAGATTTACAAGAAATGACTGGTAATAATGAAACTGTTGTCAATGGTATGACAAAAATAACATTTACTATTACTCCTTCTAATAAAGCAGTAGCAAACAAAGGAGCATCAATATTAAGATATTCTTTTGTATGTGGTAGTCAGTCAGTGTTGGCAAATTATTCTGATGATAAAATCACAGTGACATTACAAAATTGTACAACTAATATAATAAAAATCACTGCAATAGATAGTAGAGGTTTTGAAACTACTGTTACAAAAACAATACCTTATTTTAGAACTTATTTTGCACCAAGTTTTATATCAATGAGTGCCGAAAGAGAAAGCGGTGTAGAAGAAACAACATATTTAAATATGAGATTAACATTTTGGAATTATAGTTTTGGTGTAAAAAACAATTCAATAAAATCAATTAAATATAGATTTAAAGAGACTGGATCATCATCAGATTGGAGCGAATGGTATCTTATTAATACTAATAAGCTAACAATAAATAAAGAAGAAGCTACATTAACTGATATTTCAATATATTTAGATGGTTTAAGTCAAGGTTTTACTATTGGTAAAGCCTATGATTTACAATTAAGTGTTTCTGATGGTTATGATGATTATATTTTAAATACTATTGAAAGTAATGTGTTCTATTTAAGTGATGGTAAAGTTGCATTTAGTATTTTAAGAGATAATGATGGCGAATATCATATAGGACTAAATGGTATGCCAGATTTGGATTACACATTAAAAGTTCACGGAAATATTTCGTGATTTTTAGTTAGGAGGAAAGATAAATGATAAAAACTTATCAAAAAGTAGGTTGGCAAGATGGTGTAACACTACAAAAAGCTAAAGTAGTAGTAGAAGGTACAGAATACGAAGTTGAACCAGCTGTTAGAAGTGGTATAACTCCTATCAATGCCACTAATTTAAATCATATGGATAGTGCAATAGAAGATATATATAAAGAAGAATTACCAAGTTTATTAGATGTTAAATTAATTGCAGTTACCGATACAGCACCATTAGAATTTAACACAGGCGATAAATATTACAATACTGAAAATAAAAAGATATACACTGCAACTGATGATAATTGGGGCGACGCCGAAACTCCAATGAGTGGGATATTATATATTGTTTTTGATGAGCAAACAACTTATTCATGGAACGGTCAAGATTTAGTAAGTGTTGGTGGTGGAGGTAGTGCTGGCAGTTCAGTAACAATAAAAAGATGGGAGGCTGAAGAATAATGATAGCATTAGGAAGTAAAGTAGTGGCTGGAAATGGCGGGACCAATGACGATGTAGATGTATATTCAACAGAAGAAGTAAAAACAAATGAAGTTTATATAGATGAAAATGGGAAAAAGTGGCCAATTTATAGAAAATGTATAAAAGGGACTATGCCTTCCACTGCTGGTGGTTGGGTTGATATGATAAAAGTTTCTGATTATATAGGTGAACTTTTTCTATTAACTGGTACTATATATAGTTCTCCAACTATAAAAACAACTATACCAAAATATGAAAGTTCTTCTTATAATGCTAACTTACAGATACTAAATGGTGTTTTGAGAATTTCACAAAATGGTTATGGTAATGTGCCATTTATAATACTTGCCAAATATACAAAAACAACAGATTAATTAGGAGGTATTAAATGACAGAAGAAAATTTAGAAAAATTAACAATAAATTATTTAACACAAGAACAATATAATCAAGCTAAAGAAAGTGGAGAATTAAACGAAAATGAGTTGTATTGTACTCCAGAAGAAGACATAAGTACTATTCTAAACGGTAGTAATGTTATATATGATTTAACTTTAAAAGAAGATAGTAACCATGTAACTATTCCATGTGATATTTTACGTGATGGTGGAAATTACGAATTGTTATGTGTTGGTAGAATAACTAATGAAGTATGTGATATTTATTTAAGATTAAATAACATTAATGATAATATTTATTATCAAAATGGATTTGGTTATAGATTTTATAGCGACCAAACTGATGGCCAAGGTAATTTGTGGCAAGGGTATAGACCAGCTAAAGATGGTTTTTATATTAATTCAGGTATGTATAGTTCTGCTACATCTCGTACTATGATTAAATATACAATATCTTTATTAAAACCAAATGACTATCCAACAATGAGTATTGAAACTACTAGAACATTTGTAAAAGATAGTTTTTCCGGACAAGGTGGATGCCAAACATCTTCATCTTTTGAAAATATTACAAGTATAGATTTATTACCAGCAAATGGAGGTAATAGTTTTGCAGCAGGGACAAGATTTATTTTAACAGCCAATAAAAAAAGTATTACTTTAGATGAATATTCTAAAGAAAAAACAGAAGATGTATATTCTACTGAAGAAATAAAAACCAATAAAGTATGGGTTGATGAGAATGGAAAAAGATACCCTGTTTATAGAACAATTTTATATAAGAAATTTGAGTTACCAACACAAACCAATGTTACTTCCTATGTTATAGAACATGGTATTCAAAACATTAAAGAAGCAATAAGCTGTGTCGCATATAACGATGCTGGAACAAGATTACCATTCATATCATATGGTCAAGGTCTTACATCAATAACCGCATTTAATACTATAAATATTGAAATGAGATACTTCAAAGACAGTTATTCTTTAAGAACGTGGAAGTTTATTTGTGAATACACAAAAACAACAGATTAAAATAAAAGAAAGGAAAGGATATTATGGAAAATATAACATTAGGTCAAATTGCACTTACTTTGACCTTTTTAGTTGGTTTAATAAGTTCAGTAGCATATTTAGCGAATGTTATGAAAAAACAAATAGATAAATTGTTTGAGCCAATTAGACAAGCTGTTAGAGAGGTTGATAAATCTCAATGCAAAAACTATTTGGTTCGTTTTTTAAAAGACAAAGAGCGAGGGATTAAATTAAGTGAGATTGAAATCCAAAGAGCCCATGAGGCGTATGAACATTATACAGAAGATTTAAAAGGCAATAATTACATTCACGCTTGGTGGGAAAAGCAAATGGGAGGAGAAAAATAAAATGGAAATAACTTACATTGTAATTATAGGAATTATAACCTATATATTTGGTGCTATCACAAAATGTTTTGTAGATAGTATTCCAAATAAATATATACCAATCCAAAATGTTATTATAGGTATTATATCAGCACTTGTGTGCTTTTTTTGTGGTGTTGAAACAAATTTATTACAAGCATTTGTATTATGTTTAACTGCATCAATGGGTGCAGGTGGAATTGCTGATTTAACTAAAGTAAAAGAGGAGGAATAATTATGGAAAAGAAAATAGGAATTGATGTATCTTATTATCAAAAATCAATAGATTGGAAAAAAGTTAAAGATGCAGGGATAGATTTTGCTATCATAAGAATTGGTTATGGTATGTATGATAATCAAAAAGACACTAAATTTGAAGCAAATTATACCAATGCTAGAGCAAACGGTATTCCTGTTGGGGTTTATACATATTCGTATGCTAAATCAGTTGCAGAAGCAGAAAAAGAGGCGGAATGTGTTATAAAATGGCTTAATCGTAGACATTTAGATTTACCAGTGTATTTTGATTTAGAAGATAAATCACAAACTAATCTAGGTAAGAATACATTAAATGAAATGTGTAAAGCATTTTGTAATAAAATTGAAAAAGCTGGTTACTGGGCAGGAATATATACAAATAAGGATTGGGCAGTCAATAAGATAGATGGTGCAAAACTAGGGGAACGTTATACTTATTGGATAGCTCAATATAATAAAGAATGTACTTATACTGGTCCTTATGCAATGTGGCAAAACAGTTCTAGTGGTAGTGTAGATGGAATAAATGGTAATGTTGATATGAATATACTTTATCAAAATTTAGGTGGGTCAAAAGGAACTGCTACAGCATCTACATCAAAACCTGTAACAAACACAAAAAAATCAAACGAAGAAATAGCTAATGAAGTATTAGCAGGTAAATGGGGGAACAATCCTGAACGTAAAACTAAATTAACTAATGCAGGATATAATTATAATGCAGTACAAACGATTGTTAACCAAAAACTGGGTGCAACAACCACAACATCTACTGTTAAAACCTATATAGTAAAAAAAGGTGATACATTATCGGCTATTGCTAAAAAATATGGTACTACTTATCAAAAAATTGCTAATGATAATGGTATCGCTAATCCTAATAAAATAAATGTAGGACAAGTACTAAAAATTAAATAATAAAAACCTCAAGCTAATGCTTGGGGTCTTTTTTTTATACAGGGAAAAGTATAAAACTTTCCGATTATGAAAGAATACTGGTTTTTTCAAACCGATACCTATATTAACAGCATAGTGTATTTAAGTCAATCTTTTTTATTCGACAATATTCGACATATTATGTTATAATCAAATAGGGGGAGTAAAATCCCTTCTAGTAAATCTTTTACAACAAAAGGACATTATTATAGTGTCTTTTTGTATATTAAATTGTCTTTATTCCAATTTGGATAAATAGATTTAAAATGATTTTCTACTCTTCTTATTTCTTCTTGAGTACATTTATATCTATCCCAACGTTCATGACATTTATTAGGTGTAAAATTAGTACATGCTGTAAAAATATTCTCTTCAATACCCAAACCACCATGTGAACGTCTAATATAATGAGAATTAGGCATTACATTATAACTGTTACCACATATAACACAACACCCGTTGTCTCGTTCAAATACTTTCTTTTTTACCGACATACTTATATCAGTTGCTTTTGTTCTTTTACTTTTCATATTTTACCTCGCTTTTACCTCGTTATTTTTTAAAATTAAGTATAAAATTTTGTGAAATCACATAAAATAGTGTTGACAATTAAAGCGAAAAATGGTAAATTGTTATTTGTTGGGGAGCCTAGGTACTACCATCAGGGTCCACCACTTAAGTGCGGGCGTGGCGAAATTGGTAGACGCACTAGACTTAGGATCTAGCGCCTTACGGCATGGGGGTTCAAGTCCCTTCGCCCGCACCATTAAGAAATTAACCGTTCAAAAACGGTTTTTATTGTGTTGAAATCGACCGTCCGGTTATGATAAAACTATTAAAAAATATTGTTTTATGATATAATCTTAAAAGAGTAGTATGCTGTATGTTGTAAGTTGTAAAGAAAGGAGTAAACATGAAAGTTGATAATCTCAGACAAACAGATGATAATGTTACAGAAAAAATACTAAATTTACAATTATTAAACAACATAACAAAAGCTAATCTTTATATAGAACACTTACATACAAGAATAAAATTTTACGAAAATCAAATTCAAATTTTGCGAGAAGAAAAACCATTTAAATTTAGAAAAAAAGCATTAAAAAAATATTATGAACAAATAAATGAATATGAAGAAAAAATAAAATTAAACTATAAAGAAATTGAAAAAGAATTTAAATTTATCACTCAAATCTATGAAAATCTAAATCAATAAACATTTAATCTCATTCACATAAAAAGGCTAATGTGCTATAATGTATATAGGAAAAAGGTGATTAGATGAAACTATATAATACACTAACAAGAAATGTACAAGAGTTTATCCCACATAACAAAGAAGAAGTTACACTTTATACATGTGGGCCAACAGTTTACCATTTTGCGCATATTGGTAATATGAGAAACTATATATCAGAAGATATATTAGAAAAATCATTAAACTATTTAGGATATAATGTAAAAAGATGTATGAACATAACCGATGTTGGTCATTTAACAAGTGATTCAGATAGCGGCGATGATAAAATGCTAAAAGGTGCTAAAAGAGAACACACTACAGTTTTAGACATCGCTAAAAAATATACTGAAGCTTTTAAAGAAGATTGTAAAAAACTAAATATCAAATGGCCAGAAATAGTTGTTCCAGCCACATCATGTATAGATAAATATATTGAAATGACTGAAAAACTTTTAAAAGATGGTTATGCATATGAATCAAATGGAAACATTTATTTTGATATTAGTAAATTAGAAGACTATTATTCTTTAACAAATCATAAAGAAGACGAAATGGTAGTCGGTGTTAGAGAAGGTGTAGAAGAAGATAAAAACAAAAAAAATCAAGGAGATTTCGTTCTTTGGTTTACTAAGTCTAAATTTGATGACCAAGAATTAAAATGGGATAGTCCATTTGGGATAGGTTACCCTGGATGGCATGTAGAATGTTCAGCAATTTCAATAAAAAAATTAGGTGAATATTTAGATATTCATTGCGGTGGAGTAGATAATATTTTCCCGCATCATACAAATGAAATTGCTCAATCTGAAAGTTATTTAGGACATAAATGGTGTAATTATTGGTTTCATACAGAACACCTAAATGATAAAACAGGAAAAATGAGTAAATCAAAAGGTGATTTTCTAACCGTAGATTCATTAATAGAAAAAGGGTATAATCCACTAGTTTTCAGGTATATGTGCTTAAGTTCACATTATAGAAAACAATTAGTATTTGATTTTGATACCTTAGATAACATGAAAGATAGTTATAACAAACTTATAAATAGAATAAAAAATATAAAAGATGAAGGCTTACTAGAACAAGATAAAATAACAAATTTTCAAAATAAATTTAAAGCAGCTTTAGAAAGTGATTTAAATACCTCTTTAGCATTAACTACTTTATACGATGTATTAAAATCAGATCTTTCAGGCAAAAGTAAACTATATTTAATAAATGATTTTGATAAAGTTCTAGGACTAGATTTACTAAAAAAAGAAAAAGTAGATAATAATTTAAAAGAATATATTGAAAACAAAATAAATGAACGTAATATAGCTAAACAAAATAAAGACTACGAAAAAGCCGATAAAATTAGAGAAGAATTATTAAAACAAAATATCATCATAAAAGATACAAGAGAAGGAACGACCTTTGAAATACAAAAATAA